TACAACCCAATAAGGAGCAATTGAATTTACAATAATTATTTCTTCATCAGTTTCTTCTGTTTGACCAATCCAGCTCAAATGGTTTATTCCAAAATTATTTATGACACCAGAGACTTTACCATTTTCCCTCGCACATTTTTCTATTGCTTTGTCTATGGATTTTTTACCACCTCTTATTGTCTTTCCGCTAATATTATATATTTCCTGTTTTGATCCTTTTGAAATTTCAGAACCAAGACTAGATTCAGCTCCTGTCATTATTATCATTTTCATATCCCTTATCAAATGATTCAAGTATGAATGAATAGACACCCATATCATGTACAGAATCTTGATGACCTTTTTTATCCCAGTTATTTGTATATCGACAAAGTTTAACAACAATCATAGACAAAAGAAAAAATCTATTGTGATCTTCTTCAGTCTCTAATTTAATGCCAGTTGGAAAAAGACTTTTAATGACCCTTCCTTGTTGCTCATAGCCTCTGACCCCATAAACTTTCTCTCTTTTATTAAATGTTTTTATGGCATTTTTCATATTGTCAATCGGGCTGGGCATCATCAGCTCCCTGTTCATAACCATTATCAAATTCTTTTTTAGATTCTGCCACTGCATTTTCTAAATCGATCTCTAACATATCTTTCTTTTCTTCAAGCTCTTCATGCATGTTTGCATTTTCCAGAGCCTCAGCCAATTTGTCTTTTAGTGTTGACCGGATGTCAAGAACACGAGCAACTTTTTCTCCGTCAATTTCAATATCGTTTCCTACCAGATAGATGTTCATTAAAAATCTCCTTTCTCTGTTTCATTATTTTGTAATCCATCACAACAATGAATAATCCCATTAACACATCCATCATAGGGACATGGCAACTCAAGCCAATAAAATCCTCCTAAGTCCAAAGGACGTTGTCGAATTCGACCGTGTCCGTGGCATTGTGGGCACATCATGGATTTGAAACCTTTTTTATCATTATCTATCTCCCTTTCAATATAATGGATTCAAAGGCTCGGCCATTGAAGGTGCTGCCGATTTCTCTTCCCCTGTTAATAGATATTCAGGAGTGGTGTTTAATAGCTTTGCAATAGTTTCAATGCGGTCTCGTTTTGGATGGCTACGACCGCTCTCCCATTCTCCTATCGCAGATTGAGAAATGCCAAGACTGTTGGCAAGTGATTGTTGAGTAATTAAAGCGTTTCTTCTTGCCTCATAAAGACGTTCATTAAACCCACTGAAACTACGGAACCAGGAAGAAGGATGAGGCTTTGGGCGTGCAATTAATGGTTGTTCATCTTTAAGGTCATCACTAGTTCTATTAGGATACTGAATATCCAATTTATCATCACTGTCAATTTCAATCAATGTTCTACCATTTTCCATTGTTATTGTGATCTGGCTCATTTCTCTTTCCCTGGATATTGCATTTTGAGAACTGGTTTGAAATTTTTATCTGCCCTGATTTTCATCTCAGCCACCACTTCAGTTTTGTACAGGGCAATAAACTCACAGCCTTTTTCCTCTGCTATCTGCTGAGCACGTTCTGGTGTCACATCCTCATTTATCTGAGTGTATTTAGTTTTGTACTGTCTATTTTTATTGCGTGTCTTTCTCATTTTGATGATCATCATTATCGTTCTCCTCTTGGGAACAGGATTGGTTCCCATTGGCCAGTAACATTGTTCACAGGATAAGCAAGCAGGACATACACCATGTATTGCCCTTCAACTTCTTCAACCTCTAACTCTTCACGTCTATAACCAGCCAGATTCACATTGGTGATTTTAGCCACTGCGGTGATCTCTGAAAGATTCTTGCCATTGGCTCCTCGGTAATATTTTGACTTGCCATTGATGGTTGAGGAGATATGACTTGCCAAAGTTCTTTTTGCACTCAGGACAGAAACATCCATCGCAAATTGCAAATTGCTATCGCTCGCATAACCAGCGGCATAAATGTTCTCTTTGTCTTCTGGTGGTTCAATATACCAGCTTGGTACGTTGTTAAAAATCCTTGGCTTCTCGCTCAGTTGATTTGATGAGCAAGCTCCAAGCATCAAAGTCAAAAATATTATTTCCTTTCTCATCATTAGCTCCTTTCTAATTTGTCTCTTGATTGCTGAGTGATGCCAGCGTTCCAATCATTGGGTCTTCCATTTCGCTTATTTCAGAAGCAATATCCATTAGCTGGGTTATTATCTCTCCGATTATAATTCTGTGATGACTGTCAACTTCCTGTTGCTCAAAAGATTCAGAAAAGTCCTCTATGTATCCAAAAACTTGTTTCCCTTGGAGAATTAATTTCTTGTTCCCAAGGAGCATTACCTCCTCCCAAATTTTATATACGACAGCTGCAAGATCTGCGAGAGCAACTATCCTTCCCTCATCACCATCCTTCGAATTTTTCCACAGCTTTTCTATCTCTTGAGAGCTACTCTGATTTTTAATATCAAGCTCAGAGATTATTTGCTTCATTCCCTGCGATGCAATTTTGTCAAATATCTGCTTTGACTCATTGCTAAAATATTTTGTTGGTCTAGGAATGTCTCCGGTGACAACCTCATCGACATCATGGAAAACTGCTTTCATGAGAGCTAAGCCAATATCTATCTTTTTCTGGCAAGAGAAATTTATCTCAGAGCATACCAGATATGTGAACAAACAGACAAACCCTGTGTGCTCAAGAACTGATTCTGGGTGCAAAAGATTTATCTGCGAATACCGATTGATAGACGACATGCTCTGAGATACGCTGAATGTCTTTACAACATTCATCAGATGACATCAGGGTTAAAATTTTGGAACTGACCCAATATCTTTTCCCGCCTCCCGTAATTGTCCGTCCACTTGGGATCGTTTTCTTTTCCAACCGGAGCATCCCAATTTCCGGCAATGATCCCGCAGAAACTTTTTAGGCCACTTTGACCAACGATGTGAGCATCGACGGACTCTTTAATCATTATGTTCAGACCGAAATTTTCGTCTGTGCAAGTTATTGAGTATCTCCTGAAATCTTTCTCAGACCTATCGCTTTTATATCTGAAGTGATCGGTCAAGGCTTTGAAGTATCCCATCTCATAAACAGTTCCGGTGTCCCTGCCATCTATTATTGCAAAGAGAACATTGGCGTTGACCATTTCTCTTATGTTGCTATCATAGATCCTTTTCGACTCCTTGGTTCTCTCCTCCGGTGATAAATGCGATATGACACCACCACTTTTTCTTGGGGAGAAATAGTCAAATCTATATTTATCAAATTCAGTCTCGATTTGCTCAATAAGATCGATCTGCTTTTCATTGAAGAATGGTCCTGCGAGATAAATGTTAAGCATTGATAACCTCCATTTTGTCTATGTGTTTTTTCCAGAAGTCAGGTCGATAACTTGCCTCCTTTTGTATCGATTCAATATATTTTTCTTTAACTGGCGTATTTGTTAGATTGCTGTGTATTGGGCAAGGTGCTCCCGGATCATCATCCGTGTGCCGAATCTCAGCATCTCTGGTGTAGGGGCAAAAGCCATCGGCACAAGGCAAATCCTGTTCACTAATATCAAGAAATTTCTGAGCCTCTTGTATTATGTCAGACCAGAGCCCATACTGTGCTATCCAGCATTGCCTCTTGTTCACGACAGTTTTCCAAAATTCAGCAGAGGCAGAGATTGAGACGAGCATCGGATCTCCAATTGGCTTAATCCAAGCATCACCCTGCTTGATTATATTTTTTAGGCTGTCGTGTATCGTAAAATTTCTGTGCTGGACAACTTGTGCCCTGAGTCCGATTGGCATCTCCTGATAGACAGTAACCATTGGTCCACTCTTTTCGGAGATACGATCCGGAGCATCTATTCCAGGGAGAACATCAGCGAAACTGAAATTTTTTGCATACTTAGACAATTCAAATTCTTCATCTAGGACATTCATCCCAACAAGAAAATATTCGTCTATCTCAGCGAGGTGCTCATACATTTTATATAATTTTATCAAGCCTCGCCAAGACAACCTTGTGCTGAATGATGTCAAAGAGCAGAGTGGGATGAGCATTCTATACTCGTCCTGAATTACACCCTCTGAAATCGCAGAGAAAATTCTACTCCGTGTTCCTGCCAAGTGATGTTTATACTGATTCTCGAAAACATCTGGGGCTTTGAAATCTGATGGAGCATCAACTCTGGATGTTCTTGCCCACATTACATGGTCTCTGAAAGATGCAAAAATTTCTCTTTCTAGAATAGTGCACTCAACACCAACAACGAAAGATGGGATTTCATTTACTGGAGCATCAATCGATAGGATTGTTTCAAGAGGTGTCGTGTCATCGGGCGACCGAGAAAGCTCCCAGCAATGTCTTGATAGGTGGGTAGATTTCTCATAATCAGTGTCTTGCGAGATAATTTCTAGTTTCATACTAGAACTCCTATCAATACCCAGAATAGAAAAATGTAGACTGCTTCCATAGCTTCCATTGTCTTTCTCCTTCTTCTACCTCGAAAGCCCCAGCCGACGAATCGGTCTGAGGCCTCCGAGGAAGGAACTCCAAATTTCAGAGCGGTGCGATTGGTTTCGATTCCCATGTTGAATGATGAGTCTGCCTAGTGGGGCTGATCGCTCTGAGAGCTTCACTAGCTGCTTTTCTGGCTACCTGCACCTGATCCCTCTCGGTAATAATTGCAAGACACTTTTCGGCGGATCGGCAACGCATCCCTTTCCGACCAAGCTCGTTCCACTGAAGGGTCAAAAGAACGTGGCAAGTTACTAATGCCTCTGCTAAATCTGCGAATTTTTTCTCTAAGTCATCCATTTCATTTCCTTTCTCTCTACCCAAAATGCCCCAGCGGCATTATCCGTTTGGGGCTGTTGGGAGTGGGAGTAAAATTTAAGTTGTTAAAAACACTCCTATTGGTGATCCGTTAACAGTAGTTTCACCAGGCAATTTTATATCATCAATATCAGCTGTGGTGATTTCTGCGAAACTATTTCCAACATCGTCAAATTCCCTGCTAAGTTCAACCTGGGCAAAAGCACCACCCTTTGAATACCTAGAAGAAACGATATGTGTAACTGTACCAACCTTGGCAGGAAAATGCCCACCATAATTAAAAGTCAATTTATCACCAACTTTAACTGTTCTCATTTCATTTTTCGTCATTTCAATTCCTTTCTCAATACACGGAGTATCGTTTATTTGGCCTAAGAAGTAAAGCATTTTCTTTCATAATGATTTCAATGACTTAACTATATATCAAAAAACTTTATTGTACGAGGACGTATTAAAAACAGGTTTTTCCTTGCGCGAGTAATAGCCACATACCACACTCTTATCTCTTCATCCTTCGCACTATTAAGCCATGAGAGCTTGCCCATGTCAGTGACCAAGACTACATTGTCAGCCTCGCCACCTTTCACTTGGTGAATGGTTGAGACAAGGATGCGTGGGTCAGTTCCAAATTTTTCTCCATTGCGTAAACATGCTCTTAAATATTCTCTTTCCTCCGGTGGGATTTCCCTGAGCACAGTCATCCAGTCATGCTGTTTTGCAGCGGTGGTGAATCCTAGGTCAGCAATACCATAATCCTTTAAGGTTGGCAAATTTATTTTTTGCGAAATGAACCTTATTAGGTTCTTGACTTCTGAAACTGAGATCCGGATATCTCTGCGCAATTTCTCCCATGACTCAATCGCATGTGTAAATTCATTATCAATTGACGACTGGCCATACATCTTGTACCCATATCCCTGTTGACGGCAAATCTTCTTGAGTCTTGTTAAAAAGAATTTTGACCGGGACAAAAGCATCCATGTATCAGAACCCCTGAGATTGATTTCTTCTTCATGCGCAACCCATTCCACATTTCCTTTTTCTTTGCGTGGCTGCCACTCTTTATTATATCGAGTCCGAATGCGTTTAACAATGGAGCTAGATAATTTATGAATAGCTGAAGGAATGCGATAGCTTCTGGGCAGAATTTTCCGAGCACCTTTTAAAGATAAAAACTTAGATACATCCGCGCCAGCCCAACCAAAAATTGCCTGGTCGTCATCCCCAGCTATGTAAACTTTGTGAGCTGCCTTTGAAAGCTGGATGGCCATTTTATATTGGAGTGAAGACAGATCTTGCGCTTCATCAAAAATACAAACA